CGCCTGCGGCTAACGGCATACCAACCGAAGCGGTAGGGTTGACGTCATCATCGCGCCAGCGAACCGCTTGCGTTTCAGGCGTGATCAGCGCGATGGTGGGCCGCGCGTTCAGGCCGTTGAGGTCCACTTGCGGGACGGTCAATGCGGTCGCTGCGGACAGCGAAGTGATCTGCTGATAACCAAGTCTGATGGTTACTGCTTTGAGCGTAAGTGCCATTTAAATCTCCATCCGTAAGCAGTCATACCACAACAGAAAAACTAGGGGAAGCCGTCTGCATTTTTACAGCGTTTTAAGCTGCGCCAAGGTCTGTTCGGTCTCTGCGATAAGCGGGGTGAGTCGGGTAATTTCAGCGAGGTCACCCTTCTTTACCGCATTGGTCATGGCGGTGTTTTGCGCCGCTAGGGCCGACGCGATCAGGTCTATGAGTTCTGAAATGGACATTAGACCAGCACCACGAGTTCTTGAGCGGTTGTTGATAGGTGGGATGCCAAAAGCACCACGTCGTAGGTGTCGGTGCCGTCTAGCGCCGCGTAAGCCGCCATGCGCTGCCCCAAGGTCGCTGTGCCCGCTTGAATGTTGTCTGTAGCCGTGAAAGGCGACAGCACCCGGTTTTTGACATCAAAACGGTAAATCTGGTTGGCCGCAGATGCCACATAGATGTTCATGTAGAACATGCGGCCTTCGTTTTCGAAAGGTGCATAAGCCCCGCACGTCCCAACTGTTAAGGTTAATGCGCCGTCATAAGTCACGGTGCCGGTCCACGTTCCAGCGATGGCACCAGCAATGTCTAACACGTCAAGGTTCTGCGCCGCGCCTCGGAAGAAATACAGGAACGACTGGCGGGCGTTTCGCGCTGGATCGGGTTGGATGCCGTAAGACGGTGCCCACAAGCCACCCGATGCGTTGGCCGCAGGTGCCGCGCCAAAATACGTCGTTGACCAAGCGTTGGTCACGATGCTGTTCGTGCCGTTGTTGATGGTCGTGTCGTTGTAGTTCCACGTATAAACCGACGTGGTGGCCGTAGAGCGCCCAATGATCAGGTTGGGCATTTCGATGACGTATTTGGCCGACGATGATGGCGTGACAGCCCAAGCGGTCCCCATCGTGTAGACAGGCGACGGACCAGCGGTGTGCGAGGCAATGATGCCGCGCTGGCCGACTGCCGTGACGTTAACCGTGTCCTGCACAATCCTGATCTGGAAATTGCGATATTCGTTTGCCTTCACGACACTATCGCCATCTGTGGCCTGACCTGTAAGGCTGCTAGCGCCCGCAGCGGTCGCCGCTAGTGCGTAACGTGCCGATAGGTTGTTATCGTAAAGGTATGTGCCTTTGATCATGCCCTCGCCGGGTACGCAGTCATAGGGCGTGTATTGCTCATCCAGAGCCAACAGCGAGGTATCGGTGCCGACCGTGGCGGGTAAGCCGACAATTGACAGGCCGGTTGACAGCGTGTTGGTGGCAATCTCAAATGAGCGCCAAGCGTTCGCGGCCATAACACCCGCCGACAGCATAAACACGCGACCGGATAGGATTTCGTAACCGTCGTTCGAGGTGGGAGTAAAGGTCAGCGGCGCATTAAGCGTGATGGTTGGGGTGGTTCCAGCCGTGTTGCCGACAATATAACGCTCTTCGACCTTACCAGCGGCCTTGCCGATGATGCGAATTTTGAAGCCGTACTCGCCAGAACCGCCGCGATTGGCGAGCATGTTCAAGCCGACAGCGGTTGGGAACGCCGTGGAGATGATAACCGAACTGGTCGTGGCACCTGCGGCCAAGACGCCTTTGAGGCCCTGCGACGGCGCAAACACCATCGCCGCACCAGCGCCGAACGTGCCAGCCAGTGCGGGGGATTGAACAAAGTTCCAAGCCTTGGAGACGATGTTGTAGCGGTTCAGGACCGTGGCGTTGACCAGTTGGTAGACGAACGGGTTGCGTGACACGTCAGATCGCAAATCCGAGCAAACGCAGGTAGCCGCCGCCGTGGCATTTGGCGCGGGCGCGACTTGCACCCACATCTGGCGGTCGATGACCTTTTTGAACGTGTTAGCCATTAGGTGATCCTCGATCTAACTATTGCGGCCCAAGCCGACACGTTTTGCCCGTTGGTAAGCAGTTGGGCCTGCTGGCCGCCCATTAAGGTTTGGTTAGCGACGTTGCTGACCGTGCCGACCGTCGTAACCGTGCCGACCGTCGTAACCGTGCCGCTTTCGATTAAGGCTGTGACGCGGTTCCTACCCAAGGCCACGTCGTAGCCTCTGGGGCTGTTTGTGGCGTTCAGGAGGCGGATCAGCAGGGTTTGCATACCGTCTAGCAGTTCGTCTGCGATGACGTTGCTTGTGACCACAGGGGCAGCCGAGATCGTTCCTACGGGCGTGTAGACCGCGTTGGTGTTGAGGTTGAAATAGGTGATTGTCGTGCCGTCGTCTCGGCTGACAAATAGCGCACCCGTGTCGTCCGAAAGCAGCACGTCAGCCAAAGCACCCCCGCCCCCACCACCGCCACCCGTCGTGGGCAGCGGATTAGCGCCGTCGATGGGTAGACCATCGGCGCTGTTTAGCTTTACAGCTTCGGGAGCGGAGCCTACGTGCATAATTTACGCCAAAAACTTGAGCTTGTAGAGCGTGCTGCGATACAGGCTCTCAATCTCGTCAATGATGTTCTGGAGAGGGGTGTCCGACTTTTCAAAAGCCTCGTACCGGCACTCTCGCAATTCCTTCAGTTGGTTTTCAAGGAACTCGATGATGTTAGCCGTTTTCTTGGCTGATTGCAAAGTGATCGGCCCCATCAGGCCGTACTCACCCTGATAAACCTCTGCCAGCGAATCAGCTAGGCCCACGATCTCGTCGTAGAACGTGTTGAGGGCCGAGTGTTTGGCAAAACTGCGGGTGTTCAGATGCACCGAATGGGCCACATCCCGCGCTAGGAATAGATATCCGATGAAATTGGCTGGGGTCTCTTTCATTGCGGCATTTCCTGCATGGGCATTTCTTCAGGCATCTCTTCGGCCATGCCCTGTTCGGGCATAGGCATCTCTTCGGGCGGCATTTCCATCATATCGTCGCCCATTTCAGGCCCTTCACGACCGGGCATCTGGCTGACAAGTTCGCCGCTGCTCATCATGCCGTGAACCGTGCCCATGACGATATCTTGGATCTGTTCGGGCGACATAGACGCCTGAACAGCCGAAATGCGCTTGGTTTCGGCGTCGTAAGCCTTAATTTTGGCCTCAAACTGCTTAACCTCGACGTCTTGCGCCTCGATTGAGTTCTGGACGTTCTTGAGAACGTCGTGAAGTTGGTCGAGTTCTTGGCCCATGCCCTGAATTTGCTGCTCTGCGGCTTGCAATTCGGGCGATTTGTCGTCGTCGGACAGCAATTTGGGGTCGATGGTCTTGCGGAAGCGCTTTGCCATCTCTTGAGCGCCAGGCCAGTCCATGTTTTTGACAAAAAGGTCGCCTGCGACCTGCCAAAGTTCGGGATTGCCCTGCAAAAGTTGCGCCATGCCGTCAAGCGCCTCTTGACGCTTGGTCATGTAGCTTGGGCCGGTCGTTACAACCACGTCGTACTTGCCGACATTGGGGTTGTAGATCTTTTCGAGGACGATTCCGTTCTCGTCTTGGATCTTTTTGACTGGCTCTTGCTGGTCAGGGTTTAACTTGACCATGCCGACTTCGCCGTCGAGGCCCACAATGCGGGCCACGCGCTGCGTGTCGTAGATTTTGGGAATCAGATCGACCAGTTGGCGGGTGATGTGGCGAATAGCGCGAGCGAGGTTGTCCACATAATGATATGTGCCGGTGTCGCCCTGCTTTTCGCGTGCCAAGATGGCTTTGCCGGAGCGCTCATTGCTGGTCGCGCCTAGGCTGGAATCGTACTGGCCGGTGGTGGACTTGATGTCGTCTGACGCGCCCGCCTTGGCCTGTAGGAGGCCGCTGGACGCCATTGGAGGCTGCGCCCGCTGCGGAAGTGGCAGCATGTTGCCAGCGCCGTCAGTGACGTCCGGGTTGACTTCCAGATACGGCCAGTTGTTGGTGTTGGCCGTCTTCCAGTTCATCTCGTAGCCTTCAAATTGGCCACCATAGCCAATGAAGGGTGCCTTGGGTGCCAGTGCCAGCATCTCGGCCTCTTGGCTGACCCAGTAGTTGTACATGCGCTGAGCGTCCTTGGCGTTACGCACCAAGCCCGACACATACATGCGGCCATCGACCTCGAACTCGTTACCAACCACGCGGACGACGGGAATCCACTTGCCCGCCCACTCGCGTTCTTCAAGGATCTCAAAGCCGTTGGTCTTGCACCACATGACCTTCTTGCGTTCGGCTGTGCGCGAGCGCAGCGGCTTGCCGTACATAGCCTTGAGTTGCTTGTCTTCGGGCGTGCCCTCAAAAGCCGTCACGTTGTCAGGGTAGAGATTGAGCTTCTTAGGCTCGCTCTCGTAGTAGAAGTACTCCGCAATCCGCACCGTGTTGTCGCCCAGCCACTGGCCAATGCTCTGGTCGCCCACGCCTTGCGACATGAGCGAACTGACGGGAATAGCGTTAGGGAACTGGTGCGCGTACTCGGCCTTGGTGATGTCTTCGGTGATGAAGCACCACTTGGCGTCGGAGCCGCAGGGGTCTTGGATCGTTGGGTCCATATAGACGCTGAACGAGTTGCGGATGCGCCCAATTAGGATGTCTTGGTCAAAGCTATCGTCGCTGCAATAGTCCGTCAGGACGCGCAAGTAGCCTTCGCCGTATGTGACCTGATTGTCGCAGGCTGTGTCGTAGGCCACGTCGGCGTCCGACATGTACTCGATGTGCCGCACCATGCCGTCGAAGATTTCGGCGACCTCAATGTCGCCCTTGTCGTCGGCGGGAATGACTTTGCCGCTAGGGCGGTTCTGCCGCTGTTCGTTTGTTACCTGACGCACATGCTGGGGCAGCTTGTTGATGGTCAGGCAAGGCCGTGCGTTGATCGTTTGGCCCTGCACCGAGCCACGGGTAGCCAAGACGTCAGCGGGCCATTGCCATTGATTGTCGGGGCTACCCGCCATAAAGCGCAGGTCGTCCAACTCGTCTTCACGCGACTCGCTGTAAGACGAAATCGCCATAGTCAGACGGGTTCGCATTGTGCTTAGGCGGTCGCTGTTACCTTTTTCAGCGGCATTGCCGCCGACGTTGGCTACTTGGCCAGCCTTGATGATACCCGTGCTGTCCATGCGCGTTACTTTTTGCCTTTTTGGGCCGCTCGCTTCGTAGCGTACGCAATTGCGACGGCCCGCTTAATGGGGTTCCCGGCGTCCGCTTCGGCCTTTACGTTGGCGCGAAACGCTTTTTTGCTGGCAGACTTCTTAAGCGGCATCTTAAGCGTTGACGTTGCCGTGGACGATAACAAAGTTGAAGACGACAGCTTCAGCCAAAGGTCCGCCCGAAATGTTCCTCAGCGTGATGGTGGCTGAACCAGTAGCCAGCGCCGTAACCCAGATGGTGTAGGTGCCGGGCGTAGCCGCGCCGCTGACGAACGACAGAATGATTGCGTCGTTAGCCGTAATCTTGCTGTTGTTCAGCGTGAAGCTAACGCTGGTCACGGTGGCAAGCGAGGCGTTGCTCATCGTGACGGTGCCAACCGACTTGTTCAACGTGACGGCGGTGGTTTTGTCAGTCAACTGTGTGACGGAGCCGCTAGCGGCGGTGGTGTAGCCAAGCTCGTTGGCCGAGTAAATGTAATCCGACCCGATGATGTTCTGGTCTTCGTAGGCAACGCCGATTGGCTTAGTGTTTACGGACATATCAAGACCCCATCCAGGAATTGGTTACACTGCTGCCGGCAGAATACGCTCGTTTAGTCTCTTTTGCAACATAGGTCCGATGCGCGACCGGAAAGGCGAAGGTGACGCAAATTGCGTCAGCCGCGTCGGGGGACGCCAAACCGCGAGCCTTCATGTCCTTCTTGCTCTCAAGGAAGATGGACCCCTTGCTGTCGGGCTTCATGAGCGGGCTAATCAGGTCGGTCTTAAGATAGCGATCACTAGGTATTGAGGCCGTCTTGAGCCACTCGCGCATCTCGCCCCACATCTCAGCACGCTTGTTGCCGTACATAAGCGGGTTCTTAGCCTTGTTGCCGAAGTTGATGCCCTTGACCTTGTAGCGCTGCTCCTTGAGCCGGTCCACGACGCCTGCGCCCAGCCCGCCTTCGTCAATCACGACCAGAGCCGGATTGTATTCCTCAATAGCCTCGATCACCCGTCCAACCGATTCCATCGTGTCATCGCCGCGAAAACGCTTAATGGCAATAATGTCCCGCCCCTGACGTACAGCAATAACGGTGGCGTCTGCGCCGAAACGTGCCGGATCAACACCAATGACGATGGGGGCTGTTTGATCCTTATACCGCTCACGGTTCATCGCCTCATCGACAACGAGGTTAGAGATGAACTGATCGTCGCTGGCGTTGGGGAACATCCCGTAGACCTCGACGTGAGCCTGGCTGCTGTCGGGGCCATACTCGTCAATGATCTGCTGATACACCGCCTTGTCGGTGCCTTCAACGCTGCGGGCATCGACGACCTTGTTCTTCCAGAAGTCGCGCTTGGAGTTGAACGCCTCGTAGAAGTACCCCGTGTTGCGGCGGGGGTTGCTGAACGCCAGCCAGAAACGGTTAGGGGTGTTTTCGGTAAAGAACCCGCTTGCCACGGCCCAGATGCTGTCGGGGATACCTGAAGCCTCGTCAAAAATAAGCTGCACGCCGTCGTAGTTGTGTACGCCCGCGTAGGCGTCGGGATTCTCTTCCGACCACAACCGGCCCTCGACGGCCCAGTAGCGCGTACCCTTCTTGAGGTCGCGCTCGACCAGTTCTGTAATCCACTTGGCCGGCATGATGCGTGTGGCGGCAACCTCGTACCAGTGGCTGTTGAGGCTCATGGCTAGCCACTTGGTTATCTCGGCCCATGTGACGGAGCGCAACTGCGATTCAGAGTTGGCCGATACAATGGTCGTTGATCCAATCCGCGTCGACAGCATCCAGATCACCAGCCATGAGACGAGCGCAGACTTCCCGATACCGCGCCCCGATGACGTCGCCATGCGGAAGGTGTCGAAATCCACCTTCCCATTGTTCTGCTTGATGTGCTCCTTGAGATCCGAAAGCACTTCCCTCTGCCATTTGCGCGGTCCCGTAAAATGTTCCAGCGGCGTACCCTTTTGGCCCCATGGAAACGTGAACATTACAAACGCCAGCGGATCGTCCTTGATGGCCGGCGACCACAGCCGACTCATCAACTGCATCTCTTCGGCGGAGCTATACTGCGTCGTTTGCACTATCGGTTTCCTGTGGGGTGGCGGCGCTATCCGTCAGCACGGTGTACGGCGCGTCGACGATCTCTAGCACGCGCATGTTGGCCTGCTCAAGCGCTTGGGTGATGCTGATGCGCTGGTCTACGTCGATGTTAATCTGCTGTTTGGCGACCCAGCCATGCTGATGCTTGAGCTTCTCCAGCGCCATCTTGGCGTCGCCGGTTGCGATGGCGGCGTCGACGATAGTGGCGGCTTCCATCTCGCTGTCAGCGCGGCCCTTCATTTCAGCCATTTCGGCCACGGGGTCAAATTGCTGGAGCTTGCGTAGCTCGGATGGCATCAGCCCTGCGGCCAGCGCCAAGCTGTCACCTTTCAGGCCCGCCTTAGCCGCCTTG